AGAACCAGAAGAAGTTACAGAGATTATGAATAAGGCTTTGACAGTCCAAGTCAATGCTGTACAAAAATTAGGCGGTATGACAGACAAGTTTATTGGCGATGCTGGTATGTTTATATTTAACGCTCCATTAGATTTAGAAGATCACGAAAAGAAAGCCGTGCAAGCTGCAATAGATATACGCAAAGGAATGATAGAGGCTGACTTAGGCATAGAGATAGGTATAGGCGTAAATACTGGTTATGCGGTTATAGGAAACATGGGGTCTGATACAAGGTTTGACTACTCTGCCATAGGGGATGCGGTCAATACGGCAGCACGTTTAGAGTCAGCAACTAAGGAAGCAGGAGTTGACATACTTATTGGCGAAGCTACAATTAAGAAAACACAGAATGGTGTTTTTCACAAAAAAATATACGTCAAAGGAAAAAAGAAACCTTTGAAGGTGTATACAATAAAAAAGGAACTATAATGCCAAAAGGAAAAGGAACATACGGATCTAAAGTAGGTAGACCACCAAAGAAGAAAACTAAGAAAAATAAGAAATGATTGATAAATTAATAGGTCCAGTAAGCGACATAGTTAATAAGTTAATACCCGACAAGGATTTACAAGCTAAGCTAAACCATGAACTCAAAACTGAATTACATAAAGCGAATATGGCACAAGTGGAAATTAATAAAATTGAAGCTGGTCATAAGTCTTTATTCGTGGCTGGCTGGAGGCCCTTCGTTGGTTGGACTTGCGGCATTGCTCTTCTTTATCATTTTTTATTACAGCCTATCATTATCTTTGGACTCTCGGCAGCTGGTGTATCTTTCCAACTACCATCCTTTGACATGGGATCACTAATGACTGTACTAATGGGTATGTTAGGACTTGGTGGATTAAGAACTTTTGAAAAAACTAAAGGAGTTGCAAAATGAGTTGGGATAATTTCACATTAGAAGAGTTTGCTTGTAAGCATTGTGGAGAAAACAAAATAGAGCATGAGCTTATAGATGAACTACAAAAGCTTAGAACTGATTGTGGTTTCCCTTTTAAGATTACAAGTGGTTACAGGTGTGGCGACCACCCTGTAGAAATAAAGAAGTCTAAACCAGGTACACACGCACTTGGATTAGCAGCAGACATAGGTGTAAGAGGCAAGCAAGCTTTAGAGATATTATCTAAGGCTAGAAATTATGGTTTTACTGGTGTTGGAGTCAATCAAAAAGGTGGTGCTAGGTTTATACATTTAGACATATCTAAAGACTCTGAAGGTAGACCAAGACCACATATCTGGAGTTACTAATGGACAACCCTATTTTATTTTGGAACGCAATTATTACGTTGGTGTATGTTCCTATTATCTATAGCATCCGCACTAACGCGGCAGATGTTAAACGAGTTGAAATACTTGTTAATAAAACCAGAGAAGAAATCCCAACACGCTACGCAACCAAACAAGATCTTCATTTAGATATGCAAAGAATTTTCGACAGATTAGACAAATTAGACGAAAAAATTGATAAACTAATAGCTAACTAGAAAATAATTATGGCAAAAAAATTAGAAAACACAAGAGATTTAGTAGATTTTGATGGACTGGGTGGTGCAGTTGGCAGTGTTGGCGGTTCTACACAAAATACAAACTATAATAGTTATATTGATAATATTAAAAGAATGACGCAGCAACAAAATCAGTTAGGACCAGATGAATTTGGTAGCTATACGATACCTTTGTCTGATCCAACCTATATTACTGGTCAACAATATGCTCGTTCTATAGCTGGTGGTATTCCAATGTCACAAGTTATTGCACCAGGCGTAAGTTATTCTCCAGAACAACCAGGTGGTTATACACAAGCAGATCTAAATATAGCTGCTGGCATAACTCCACCTCCACCTGTATACAAAGAACCTGATGATCCTAGCTTTTTTGGAACTGGTATTGGTGGCGTAACAATACCTGGCGGCAGAAGAGATAAGATGCCTCCACTAAGAAACATCTTTGGTAATATGCCTGCTACAGTACCTCCAGTACAAGCACCTCCAGTACAAGTACCACCACAAGATTTTGATATAGGCAATCTTGATATAGAGCAGATTCGTCAAGATATAGCTGATTCAGGAATAGACTTTACTAACTTGTTTGGGTTGCCACAAGCACCAGACTTATCACAATTTGTAACTAAAGATGATTTACCCAATGGTAGGGATTTTTCTATAGAAAATTTAAATCTTCCAGACTTTAGCAAGTTTGCATTAAGAGAAGATTTGCCTGTTTATCAAGAACCTGATTTATCACAGTTTGTAACTAAACAAGACTTACCATCATTAATACCTGATGTACCTAATGGTAGAGATTTTTCTATAGATCAGTTTGATCTTCCAGACTTTAGCAAGTTTGCATTAAGAGAAGATTTGCCTGTTTATCAAGAACCAAACTTAAGTGATTATGCAAAAATAACAGATTTGCCAAGTTTTGATATTAAAGATTACAGAGATGATTTTCTAAATATAGCTAGAGAAGGTATAGAAATTCCTGAATATAAAGCACCTGATTTATCTGGTTTTGCAAGAATAGAAGATTTGCCTACGTTTAATCCAGACGAGCTTAAAAAAGACATAATGATGTCTTTACCAACTTACGAACAACAAGACCTTTCTGGTTTTGCAAGAATAGAAGATTTGCCTACGTTCAACCCAGACCAGCTTAAGAAAGATATATTAATGTCTTTACCTGAACAACAAATGCAAGACTTATCTGGTTTTATGACTCAAGATGATATTAATAAAGCTATAGCTGGTATTGATATACCCACTTATCAATCTCCAGACTTATCTGGTTTTGCTAAGATAGAAGACATACCAACATTTAATCCTACAGGCTTGCAAAAACAAATAACTGCTTTACAACAAAGGCCAGGTTTTGACCCAACAGGATTACAACAACAAATTGGAGGCCTTGAACAACAAATAACTGGTATGCCACAATTCGATCCAAGTGATTTACAGGCACAAATAGCGGCCAACCAAGCCGCTTTAGCTGGTATTGACATGCCAACAGCACCAGACTTATCACAATTTGTAACGCAAGAAGATATACAAAGAGCTATATCTGGTATTAATATACCAACCTATCAAGCTCCAGATTTGTCTCCTTATGACACAAGAATTGCAGAGTTAGAACAACAACTTGCTAGTTTAAATCAACCAACTGGCGGTAGTTTTTCAATATCACAACCTAGACCTATGGGATTATTTTAATGTCAGTAACACACGAAGAAGTAGTTAAGGCTGCACAAGCCGAGCAAATATTAACATCTGATGTTTTTAAAGAAGCAGTAGAAAATCTAAAACAAGAATATATAACACATTGGTTAAACTCAAGAGAGATAGCTGATGTCAATGCTAGAGAAGATATCCACAGGTCATTATTACTATTACCAGAGGTTGAAAGACATCTGCGTATCATTGCCGAGAAAGGTAAGCTCACACAAGCCAATATTAACAAAATTAGAAATATTGGTTAAACCTTCCCTTTTTACACGTTATTAAGCTAAAATACTCTTAAATACATAAGGAGTATTTATTATGGCAATAACGGATAAACCGACTGCTTTACAAACTGATAAGGAAATTACTGCCTCGATGTTTGAAAGTTTTTTAACCCCTGAAGAGGATAAGGTTGAAGAAGCGGTCACAGAAACAGAAGAAGTAGTAGAAGAAGTCATTGAAGATGAGTCTGAATTTGTTGATGAAGAAATTGATCAAGAGATTGCAGATGAGTTAGAAGATGACTATGAAGAAGAACTGGATGAAGAACACACCGATGTTGAAGAGGAAGCTCCGCAACTTCAAACATTTACTGTAAAAGTAGATGGCCAAGAGGTAGAAGTCACGCAAGAGGAACTCGTCAATGGATATTCTCGTCAGCAAGATTATACGCGCAAAACTCAAGAACTCTCTCAACAGCGTAAAACTATTGAGCAGAAACAATCCGAACTAGCGCAAAGAGATGCGATTTATTCGCAGTTGTTACCGAAGATGGAGGCCCAGTTAAAGGGCGAATTGGCTAACGAACCAGATTGGAACACTTTGTATGAAGATGATCCTGTTGGTTATGTTCGCGAAAAGCAGCTTTGGGATGAAAAGAAAGAGAAGTTGGGTGCAGTTAGTGCTGAACAACAAAGGCTTTATCAAGAAGCACAAGTAAAACAGCAGGCACAAATTCAACAAGTAGTTGAATATGGTCAACAGAAGCTTTTAGAAATTATCCCTGAATGGCAAAATCAAGAGATTGCGTCACAAGAAAAAGCAGCTATTAGTGAATATGCCGTGAATACTTTAGGTTATACACCTCAAGAGATTCAACAGGTTTATGATTATCGTGCATTGCTTGGCTTAAGAAACGCTTGGTTAAACTCTAAAACAGTTGAAGCCACGAAGAAGAAACCAACACAAAAAGCACCAGCAAGAGTGGCTAGACCTGGAACGACTAACCGACCTAAATCGGCAGCACCTGTAAAAAAAGCGCAACAAAGGTTGGCTAAATCTGGCAAAGTCCAAGATGCAGCCAAGGTTTTTGAACAATTAATTTAATTTTATAAAGGAATATAAAAATGGCAAAGGTAACTAACGCATTTGACACATATTCGGCAACAGCTGACAGAGAAGATTTAAGTAATATTATTTACAACATCTCTCCAATGCAAACTCCGTTTATGTCATCAATCGGAAAAAGAAATATTAAAAACGTAGTGTTTGATTGGCAAACAGAAGTCTTACCTACTCCAAGTGCTGCTGGACAGCTAGAAGGTTTTGAACTATCAAGATCTACTTCTACAGCGACAACTAGAGTAAGTAATGTTGCAATGATCTCAAAAAGAGATGCAACTGTAACTGGCTCACAAGACGCTTCAGACCCAGCTGGTAAAAGATCAGAAATGGCTCATCAATTAGCTATTATGGCTAAAGCATTGAAAAGAGACATGGAAGAAGCTTTATGTCAAAACGGCGCTAAAACAACTGGTGACGCTACAACAGCTAGGGTAACTGGTGGTTTTGAATCATGGCTAACATCTAACGTATCCAGAGGTTCTGGTGGTTCAGGTGCTGGTGGCGGAGCTGCTCCAGTTGATGGAACAGATAGAGACTTAACAGAAGCCCTTTTAAAAGGTGTTTTACAAACTATGTTTGGTAATGGTGCTGAGCCTACAATGGCTATTTGTGGACCACATAACAAACAAGTTATCTCTACTTTCACTGGTAGAACTCAAGCTAGACAAATGATAGATGCAAATACTGTAGAAGCTTCAGTATCTGTATACTCTTCTGACTTTGGTGAACTAAAAATCGTTCCATCAAACAGATCAAGAGAAACATCATTACTATTAGTAGATCCAGAGTTTGCAAAAGTATCTTACTTAAGAGACTTTAAAACTGTCGATATTGCTACAATAGGCGATGCAGAGACTAAGATGATTGTCACGGAATTTGGATTGGAAGTATCTAACGAAGCCGCTCACGGAATCGTTGCTGACTTATCAACTTCATAAGTTTAGTCAATTAGCTTAAAGGGATGTTTCGGCATCCCTTTTTTTTGTGCTAAAATCTGTCTATGGCAAAGACAACATTAATAGATCATAGAAAAGGTTATAAGTCTGTATTCGCAACAGAAGATGATAAGGTTGTGTATCACACAAAACAGAACATACAGCCAACTTTAGACTATGTAAAAAATCTATCTGAATATACACCTGGTAAAGATTTACGTCATGTAGCAGAAATACCAATGGTGGTATACCAGCGAGCAGTCCGAGAAGGATGGGCGCAGGATTCTGGACAATGGAAGAAATGGCTCAACCATTCAGATAACAAACCATTTAGAACATGGAAAGGTAAAGTATGACATACGATGAATTAAAAACTAATATTGGAAACTTCTTAAACAGATCTGATTTAACAGATCAACTTGACTTCTTTATTGATGCAACTGAAGCAGAGTTTAATAGAAGATTAAGAAACAAAGACATGGTAAAGCGTGCTACTGCTACAGCAGATGCACAATATATGAGTTTACCAACTGATTGGTTAGAAGCAATCAATGTAGAGATAACATCAAACGATTTTAGACCATTATTCCAACAATCTTTAGAGTCACTAGACGTATACAGAAAAGCTAATAATAATGTTACTGGTCAACCTATTTACTATGCGATTGTAGATAACTCATTAGAGTTAGCACCTACCCCTGATGCAAGTTATACGCTACAATTAACATACTATGGCACTATAGATGCACTAAGCAGTTCTAATACAACGAACTTTATATCCACAGGATATCCAGATGCTTACTTGTATGGTGCTTTAAAACACGCTTCTATCTATCTAATGGAAGATGAAAGAGTGCCGTTATTTACAGCACAATTTGAAAAAGCATTAGAAGAGATGAGAATGGAACAAGAGAAAGCAGAGTTTGGTAAAGGATCTCTAATGCAAAGAAGAAGAACTTATGGCAAGTCTGGTAAAAACATTTATTATTGGAATAATAATTAGGAGACAATATGGCTGGATTTAGTGATTATTTAGAAGATAAAGTATTAGACCATGTATTTGGTGGCAATGCTTATACTGCACCAGGAACATTGTATGTTGCTTTATATACTGTAGCACCAACAGACACAGGCGGTGGTACTGAAGTAGCAGGCGGTTCATATGCAAGACAATCAGGAGCATTTACTGTTTCTGGTACAAACCCAACAACAGCTACTAATTCAGCTGCAATAGAATATCCAACAGCTACAGCTGACTATGGAACTGTAGTTGCGGTTGGTATTTTAGACGCTTCATCAAGCGGCAATCTAATGGCTTATGCAGATTTAACAACATCTAAGACTGTCAGTTCAGGAGATGTATTTAGATTTGATGCTGGCGACTTAGATATAACATTAGCTTAACAACATGGCCTCAATAGGCTACGGATTATATGGTTACGGGAATGCCGATTATGGTACTCCCGTTTATCATTTTGGTGCTGCTACAATAGCACAAACCTCATCTGCAACAGCGGATGGTAGATTTGTTATTGTAGGCGCATCAACGATAGCCGCAACCTCTAACACTACCGCAACAGGTAGATTCGTAATTACAGGCGCTTCTGTAATAGCTTCAACTTCAGACTTTAACGCAACAGGTGGTATTATCCTTGATGGTGTAGCTACTATATCTGCTACATCTGGAGCATCCGCAGTAGGTACACAAATAGATTTAGGGTCTGCAACGATAGCAGCCACATCCAATGTAATAGCTACAGGCACACAAATAGATCGTGGTGTAGTCTTTGGACCAGCAGTATCAGGCATGACTGCTACTGGTAGGTTTACTATAAATGCTGTAGCTACATTACAAGCTGTAAGTGGCCTTGATGCAGTAGGACATCAGATAGATAGAGCATCATCTACAATTCAACAATTAAGTGGATTTAATGCTATCGGTAGTCTAAAATGGGAAGATATAATTGTTCCTGATGAAACATGGACAGAACAAGATATAGTAGCAGATACCTGGATAAACCAAGCGAACCCAGATACATCATGGACAGATTTACAAACAAGTACAACATGGGAAGATCAATCTAATCCATCTACTACTTGGAATGAATTAGGCGAACAAGACGCAGCTTAAAGGATAAAATTTTATGGCAGATACATTTACAACCAATTTAAACTTAACCAAACCAGAAGTAGGAGCATCTACAGATACTTGGGGAACAAAGCTAAACGCTGACCTTGATACTGTTGACGGATTATTTAGCTCTACTGGTACTTCGGTAGCTATGAACCTAGACGGAGCAGTTATAGACAGCTCTGTTATCGGTGGCACTACAGCAGCAGCAGGATCTTTTACTACCTTATCAGCAAGTACATCTATAACAGGTACACTAACAGGTAATGTAACTGGTAACTTAACAGGCGATGTAACAGGAGATGTTACTGGTGACTTAACAGGCGATGTAACAGGTAATGTAACTGGTAACTTAACAGGAACAGTTTTAACAGCAGCTCAACCTAATATTACAAGTGTTGGTACGCTTACAGGTTTAACAACTACAGGTGATATTAATTTTGGTGATAGTGATAAAGCTATCTTTGGAGCAGGTTCAGATTTACAGATTTATCATGATGGTTCTAATAGTATTATTGAAGATACGTCTACAGGCAATCTTCAGCTTATCACAAACGGAAATGCAATCGCTTTAAAAACGTCTGATGGTGAGGCAATGTTGTCAGCCCTTAAAGACAGTGACGTTAAGATATACTACAACAATAACCAAAAACTAGCTACAACCTCAACAGGCATAGACGTAACAGGTACAGTAACTGCTGATGGTTTGACTGTTGATGGTACTGCTACAATTTCAGCAAGTTCAGCCGCACTTAACATCAGTGGTAGTAATACTGGTTCAAGTTTAATTAATCTTGGTGACTCAGATGATGGTAATGTAGGAAGAATCTACTATGACCATGCAAGTAACTTTATGCAGTTCAAGGCTGCTGATGGAGAACGCCTAAGAATAGACTCAACAGGCATAGATGTAACAGGTACAGCCACGATGGATGGTTTGACTGTTAGCGATGGAACAGAAACAACTTCTATTCCTGCAACTGCTGATAGATTATCTTTTACAGGAGCATCTTTAAACTACATTCAAAGTGCAGGTTCATTATTTGTACAGCCAACTGGTGATTTAGTTTTAAATGGTAGTGGCTCTGAAATAATGAGGTTGAAATCAGGCAACGTAGGAATCGGAACTGATAGTCCTGCTGGAGCTTTACATTTAAGAGATACCATACCACATTTATACATTCAATCTGATGATGGACAATCAAGTAAACTTTTATTTGGAGATGCAACAGATAATAGTCGTGGAGGTTTTGAATATACTTCTAGTGATGCAATGATATTCATGACAAATAACTTGTCAGAAAAAATGAGAATTGATTCATCAGGAAGAGTTGGTATTGGAACTGATACTCCAACAAGACAATTAATGGTACAAGATTCTTCTGCAAACTGTTTTGTTTCTGTAGTAACTGGAACTGGAAATGTAGCAGGTTTAATGTTGGGTGATACAGATGATGAAACTCAGGGTAGAGTTAATTATGATAATTCAACTTCTAGTATGCTATTTTATACTGCCGATACTGAAAAAATGAGAATAGACACATCAGGCAATGTTGGAATTGGAACTGATAATCCTTCAGAAAAATTACACATTTATGGTACAGGTGCAACTATATCTGGAAAAATTGAAGCAAGTGATG